ATGGTGGAGCTGTCCCGATTTGGGGAATCCATCACCGTGGACGACCCCAGCATGTACGGGGGTCTGCTGGAGGACATAACGGTCAACTCTTACAACACGGCGGTGGAGGCGTTGAATAGAGAGGTTCTGGTGGATATGGTGCGGGTGCTGGCCATTGTGAACGCCGTCCGAGTGGCGGTGCGGGTGGACTATGACAGCTACGACAAAGCGATGGAAGTGATGAATCTGGTAGTGGACCGCATAGACGAGCTGCTCATCCTGATCGGGGACCAGTCGGCGGATGAAACCTACGCCGACTACGACGTGTACAAGCGCATGGACGATTCCGTGTACTTGTCGCTGGTGCAGGTGCGGGCCACGTTCATAAGGATCATGAAGCAGATCGGGGCCGACTTGGCCCGCGTGGTGGAGTATCAGGTGCCCCCGGCGGTCATTCCCTCGCTGGTGCTGGCATACGAGAGATACAACGACATATCCCGCGATGAGGACATAGTGAACCGCAACACGCCCGCGGTGAATCATCCGGGATTCCTGCCGGAGGGCGAAGCCATAGAGGTGTTGAGTGAATAGCATAGTGCTCAGGGTGAGGGGGGTCACCTATAGCGGATGGACATCGGTGAATATCAAGCGGTCGCTGGATCAGATGGCGGGATCTTTCTCCTTCACCGCCGCGGATCGCTACCTGAAGGACCCGTCCAAATGGGGGATACAGATGGGGGACGAGTGCGTGGTGGAGTTGAACGGCGATCTGCTCATCACGGGGTACATAGAGGAAATCTCCACCACTTACGGCAAGGACAACCACAGCATCAGTTTCTCCGGCCGGGACAAGCTCGGGGATCTACTCGACTGCTCCTACGTCAAGGCGGATGGCGAGAAGGGATGGAAGCAGGTCCGGATGCATTGGATACTGGATGATCTGTGCAGCCAGTTCGGGATTGACGTGGTGGTGGACACGAGCGCCGTTGTCCAGGCCAATGAGGAGATGGATTACGCCCCTGATGGGGGCACCCCGATAGCCAACATAATCAACGAGCTGTGCGGGGTGAAAGCGGTTCTGGCCGTGACGTATGGGGACGGCAAATTGCTGCTGACCCGAGCCGGGGACGTCGATGCGCATGATTCCCTGGAGGCCGGGGTGAATATCCTGTCCGCGGATATGATATCGAGCAATCTAGACCGATACAGCCTCTACATAGTGAAGGGGCAGGGCACGGGCACCGACACCAAGAAACTCCCTGATTTTGTGCAGCCCTCGGGCCAATTGGAGGACGAGGACATTGATCGGTATCGCCCCTTGATTGTCTTGGCGGATGCCGAGGTCACCAATCAGCGCTGCAGCGATCTGGCCGCTTGGGAAGCCCGCGTGAGGGCCGGGAAATCGAGGGCCGTGGAATACACCGTGCAGGGGTTCACGCAATCCAATGGGGATGCGTGGCCGTTGAACGCCCTTGTCATGGTGAATGACCCTTATCTAGGCGTGCATGGGAAGATGCTGATAAATTCGGTGGAGTTCCGCTTTGACGACTCCTCCGGCAGCACCACAAAACTGGGCGTTATCCACAAAGGGGCTTACTCCCTGATTTCCTCCCCCGTGAAAGGGATGAAGCTCGGGTTCGACCCCCAGACAATGAGGAGCACCCCGCTATGATAACCCTCAAGGATTTGAAGCGGTACCTCGCCCCCCTGGAGCGGAAAATATATCTGCTCATCGGACGGGCTATACTGGCGGCGGTGAACAACGGTGAGAGTACCCAAAAGGTGCAGATAACGGGGATGTACAACGAGACCATGACCGATGTGGAGCGGGTGCAGGAGTACGGGTTGGAGTCCTATCCTCGCAAGGGCGCCGAGGCCATAGTGGCGTTCCTGAACGGGAAGCAGAGCCGGGGGCTTATCCTGAAGATAGGGGATCGCCGATACCGGCTGTCCGATTTGGTGGAGGGCGAAGTGGCCCTGTACACTGATGAGGACGGGAGCACGGAATCGTCCCCCGGAGCCCTGGGAGGGGAGCAGGTCAATCCGGAGATGGACAAGCCGTACACCCCGGTGGGTTTCCGCATCCATCTCAAGCGGAATCAGACAATGGAGCTCTTGGCCATGATGTTCAATTTTGTAGCCGGCAAGAGTTTCAACGTCACCGCTCCCTTGGGCCATTTCGACATCCAGATAGCCGAGATCACCGGCCAGTTGAGGGTGGGCGAGGACGTGAAGGCGGCAAGGAACGTGCAGGACATGACGGGCACCATGCAGCAGATGAGAGCCCTGTACAACTCACACAGCCACCCGTGGGGAGGACCCCCGGAACCGAAGATGACATAACATGGCGACTATACCAGGGGACATAAAAATAACGTGGTCTTCCGATTTGATGGTGGGGGATTTCACTACGGATGTTGGTGATTTGACTAACGAGAACGGGCTTGAAACCGCCGTGATCGTAAGCCTTTTCACCAATCGGCGGGCCAAGGATGACGACATTCTGCCTGATCCCACCAGTTTGGATAAGCAGGGCTGGTGGGGGGATCAGGCGAGCCCGGATGTCGCCAACGACCAGATAGGCTCCCGCATCTGGGTCTACATGGACCGGGCCAAGACCACGCAGGAGACCTTGATCCAAGTCAAGCAAGCGGCGGAGGAGGCCCTGCAATGGCTGATAGAGGACAAGGTGGCCGTCAAGGTGGAGGTGGAGACGGAGCGGGCGGGCTCTCCGGGGAATGACCGATTGCACATGCTGGTGAAAATATATAAATCGCGTGAGGAGCTAGTCACTTATGAATACGATTTTAACTGGGCAAGTCAATTTGAATAGAGGAGAATGAGCGATGCCGTTTTCCAGGCCGACAATAACGGAAATCACCGATAGGATTGTAACGGATATCGAAACGAGACTGCCGGAGGTGGGCTCCCTGTTGCGCAGATCCGTGCTCAAGGTGCTCGCCCGGGTGTTCGCGGGGGCTATCCACTTGGCATATGGCAACATCGCTTACGAGGCCAATCAGATATTCGTGCTCACCGCCGACACTAATGGATTGGATAAGCAGGCCACCGAGTACGGCAAGGCGCGTTCCGCGGCCACCTACGCCACGGGGTCCGGCACGGCCACCGGCACCGCCGCCACCGTCATCCCCTCGGGTTCCGGACTGCGCTCCGGCCAGGGGAATCTCTATATCACGGATGAGGACTACACCATAGAGGCCGGGGGCTCCGTGGCGGTGTCCTTCACCGCTGTCACGGCGGGAGAGGACAGCAACGACGACCCCTCGATCGAGCTGACTTTTGTGAGTCCCATTGCGGGGGTGGACACCGCTGTCACCGTGGACTCGGACGGCATCGGGGGCGGTGCGGATGAGGAGACGGATGACCACCTTAGCGAGCGGATACTTTCCCGCAAGCGGCTGGCCCCGCATGGGGGCGCCTATGACGATTACACCAAATGGGCGAAGGAAGTGAGCGGGGTCACCCGGGCTTGGACTATTCCCAGCTACATGGGCAACGGCACCGTGGCGCTGGGGTTTGTGCGGGATGGGGACGCCTCCATTCTGCCCAACGCTACCCAGCGGGCCGCCATGCTCGCCTACGTGACGGAGCATGAGGACCCCTCCACCGGGGAGACCGTGGGGATTCCCGTGACGGCCCTGCCCGGGTTCACTGTGCTGACTTTGACCGAGCTGGAAGTGGCCCTTACCGTGGCGCTTTATCCCAATACGGTGGCTGTGCAGAATCAGGTGTTGCTGGAAGTGGCCAACGCGCTCCTATCCGATGGGGGGCCGGGGCAGACGGTGTACCTATCCCGGATAAGCGAAGCGATATCGGCCGCGCTCGGTGAGGAAAGGCATGCGATAGTGAGCCCCGTGACCGATGTGGCCGCTTCCTACACTCAGGTGCATGTTTTGGGGACCGTAACATTTCAGGACTATACGTGAGAGTTGAATGGCAAGATCCGCCGATGACTATTTGAAAATGCTCCAGGCTCTGCTCCCGAAGGGCAGGGCTTGGGACCGAGATCCGGACTCCGTGCTCAGCAACATGCTGTACTCGTTCGCGGAGGAGCTCTCCCGGCTGGAGACCCGATCCGTAGACATGCTCACGGAAACCAGCACCCTGTACACCACCGAGCTCATAGGGGAGCACGAGGCGGATTTCGGCATCCCGGACGAATGCGTTAAGAAAGCCAGCACCCTTGCCCGGCGCAGGGAGCTGGTGCATACCCGGTTGATCGCCCAAGGGGGGCAGGATGTCAACTACTACGAGACCCTCGCCACTAGTTTGGGCCGGATATTGTACATAGTGCAGTTTGTCCCGTTCTGGTGCGGTTTGGAGGTGGCCGGGGACCCCTGCGGGGGGCAGAAGATCATTTTCTACTGGGCGGCCGTGTTTGGATACCATAACGGGTTTGTGGACTGGTTCGAGGTGGGGGAGGAGTGCGCCGGGGACCCTCTGGGGGAAATGCCCATGGTGTCCCAGTTGATATGCATGCTGGAGAAGCACCGGCCGGCGCAGACCGTGGTTTTGTACTACTTCTACGGGCCGGAGTTTGACACCGAGTTCAGTTGCGGATTCAACGCCATGCCCCGTACTCAGACAGTGCATCACTCCGGGGCGTTCGCGGAGGGTTTCGATGCGGATATGTTCGATGATTACTACCCGATAATCGGGGCCATGATCACGTATTGGAGCGGATCGTTTTGCAAGGCGTTTTGCAGCGTGGAGACCGATGTGTACAAGGGGATAGACCTATCAAGCTATTTTATGGGGGCGTTCGGCTATGGGTTCGGTTAACCGGGCGTTCGACGCTCTGCGCAGGAT